CCGCACCCGCGGTGCTCATCACAGCCGCACTTTAAGCCAGAACCTCAAAATCGCTGGTAGAGCCGAGGGGCGCATCAATATCCTCTACGGGTGTAGGTGCCCTCAGAGGCGCCGGCTCTAGATCTTCAACATCATCGGCAACAATCGCCGCCCCTGAAGCACCAAAGGAGAGCCGCGGGTGAGTATCATATTCATCAGATTCGCCATCCTTTGGAGAATAGCGAATGTGGCTGATACCCTGTGTTGTCTCGTCAAATACAGTATCATAGGGTGTAAAATGAACGGACGGCTCGGTATCAATCATAACATTCGGCGCGGGTGTAGTAGCCACGGCACCACCGACCGCCCCCTCCTTTGATATCTTGATAACCGGCGCAGCCACCGGCACGTCGCTAATCTGGTGCTCTGATGGCACAATTGTTGGAGGCTCAGGATTTGTCTCCAATTTTTGAACAACTGTGGGTTCTACTACCGGCTTAGGGGGTTCATCGGCAGATTTGAGTTCCGCAATAACTTTTGGTGTTTCCGTAATTTGTATTGATTTTATCTCTTCAACGGGCTTGACTTCCTCTTTCACCTCAACAGGCGCCTCCTTGACCTCAACAGGCGCCTCCTTGACCTCAACAGGCGCCTCCTTGACCTCAACGGGCTTGACTTCCTCCTTGACCTCAACGGGCTTGACTTCCTCCTTCTCCTCAACATCCTCCTCAACCTCCTCCTTCTCTTCAACCTTCTCTTCCCCCTCGTCCTTATCTTCACCGTCGTCAAGGTAATCACGTAGAATGGACTTGACTGGCAGAAGTGAGCGTACTGCACCGCTCAAAGCCTCAGTGCAAATCTGCTCCGCTTGTAGGATATTCTTCTGCTTCTCAATGGGTGCTAGATCCTGTGCAAAAAGGTAAGGCGCCTTCCAGAAAGAGCGTGCACATTCAATGAAGACACGGTGGAGAAAATGATCCAACTTTGGCAGAGTAATCTGAAGCTTCTTCTGCCGAGAGTTGACACGAATCGCCGTAAGCATCTTTGTGTAGGCAATGAAGACCGCCGTCATCAGTTCTTCCATATAATCACAGCGGCAGTTATCTAGAATAATGCCAATGTTGCTATCAATGACATCCTGATTCCATAGAGGAACTTCGGAGCAATACGTTTGGAAGGCGCTCATCACGCGCTTTCCCTCCGTATCGGCTAGCGTATTGTATTCTTTACGAAAAAACTCTACGAGGGGCGGTACGATCCACGTAGACATTTGCTTGAGATACTCATTACGAGCCTCAGAATATAGAGATGCGTTCTCCATAATTTTATTCAGGACTGACATTGGTTTTCTGTAGTCTTAACGCAGAGATACAATCAAAAAAGAGCGTACGTGGACTGGTTCCACCGAGCCGGGACCATTGTGCGCACGTACTTGCTACGAGTGGATTCTGTTTCCATCCTTGACGTAAAATATCACGTAAATCTACACCGGCAATCTTACAGGCTGATTCAGAGTCAACCGCCCACTGCACCCAGTCGGCATCAGAGCCATTCAATGGACGTTTATCAAGAAGTGTGCGAATGAGTTCATTGCCGTATCCATAGTGCGTATCAGGACAGTGAAGTGTGGCTAGAGTATTTAGAAGGGCTGTACGAAGATTGCCGTAAGAATAGTCTACAATCTTATTTACAATAGATATGTCTAGTTTATAATTTGTTCTACGCTGTAATTCAAATACAATATCGGTAGAATCAGGGGCGGCGAAGGTAATGATAGAGGAGCGGGATAGAATTGGTTCGGAAATCGCACCGGCATCACGGCATTCAAATACAATGCGGGTAGAGGCGGAAGTCGTTTCCAACATACGACGTAGGAATGCTTGGGTATCGGATGTGAGTGCCTCGGCGTGTTCAAAAATAATCCAGCGTAGTTTACCGTCCATTGTTTTGGAGCCACGTGCAAAATTACGGATATTATCGCGTACAGAGCGTAGACCGGAATTTGCCGTACAATCAATCTTGAGTTTTGGCATATTCGCAAGAACAATACGTAGGAATAGAGACTTGCCACATCCTTGGGGTCCAACAAGTATTAAATGCGATGCCTTGTTTTCACGAATTAGCCCTGCCGTTGACTGAATAATATCATTGTTGCCTACAATATCATCAATCGTCTTTGGCGAATGAGGATCGTAGGTCCAACTATCCAGCATTCTGGACTATTCTTTAGAGTAAAGAACACTCTAGAATGTTTAGACTGGTGCTTAAAACGGCCAAAATCCACAGAATCTACGTTTACGCACGACTGGTACTGTAGTTTCGGGTATAGGTGTAGGCTTGGGTAAAGGCAAAGGCAAAGGCAAAGGCAAAGGCAAAGGCGCAGATGCAGGAGCCGAAGGCAGCGGCACCCGTATCATCCGTGATGTACAAGAATCCTTGGAGTTATTCCACCGAATACGCCATTCATCGCGTATTAGAGCATAGGCGTCCAGAACATTCATAGAGGTTTCAAAACGAGGTATGCGTAGTAATAGTCCAAAAAATGTCGCTTCGTTTTCGCTCAGCACAGCCGACGCCCCCTCAGACACGGCTTTCGCAAGCAATCCGTTCCATATTTTAGACGCCTGTGGCAATGGTATATTTCCTAGTGACAATCCTTCGTCGCACATCCAAATCAACAACCGAAATAACTCTTCAATGCGCGATTCAGGAAACCAGTCAAAAATACGAAATTCCAACCCATGATTCCAATGCTTATTAAAGTTGATATCAACGCCAAGTGCATCACGAACCGTATAGGCACACCCACTCATATCGTGAATTCGCTCGTACCACCGATCAGGCACTCGTGAATACGGCTCGGTCAGTATTTTGCCCGTAGGCATTCCCGCCGTATCAAAGGTGCCGACCGAGACGTAGCGCGAGGCACATAGACGCTGCGAGCCGGCAGGAAAGCCAGAGCTACACGAAGCGAGTACGTCACCGCTACCGAACGCCGCTATCAAAAACGGTGAAATCCATTGGAATAGCCGAGCAACAGCACGATGCCGCGTAACAAATGACGGCATATCGGCAATTGTCGCAGCAGGCGTTAACCGTGTAGGCAGCGTAATATTGAAATGATAGGTGCCGTTATTGAATATTCCAACATTTGATCTATTTGTTAGAAATACAGCAAATCCGTGATTTTTCTTAGGATAATCAACGCCGCGTTTTAACGGCGCTTCGCAATCAAGTGACGATACTCCAGATTTGAAGGCATTAAGCCAATGTTTTTTATAATCAAGCAATTCGGTAATAACATCTTCCATTTTTGCACAATAAAAACGCTGTGTCATAAATTCAATCGTATCACCGTCAAAGGTCCACCAGTTTTTATGACCCGTTTTAAATACAAAAGGATTCACATCTTGTAAATTTTCAAATAAAGTTTTTCCGTTAAATTTCGGATTCGGAGTATATATGTGCCGATACAAACTTTTAGGCTCTCCACGCATATCGGCTTTCATCAATGTATGACTATTTATAAGTAGCGGTAAAGATACCGTCGGCGCCGTACAATACGCATCCAACGCATTTGTTAACAAATCGGGCTTATATGTAGTCCAGTAGTCTACACTATACCGTTCACGTTTATGATTCTTTTTTAGAAACTCGGCAGACTTTGTAATTCCACCCTCAAGTTCAAGATATGTTTCATTTTCAATACCGAGACCCCAATACACTTCATCGGGCTTATACATAAATTTATAGCGGTCGTGTTTTCCCGCGGATTTCATTCATGCTATTTGGTATATTTATAAAATTATTCGCTTCTTCTACTATACAATAGAACAAGTGATAGAAATATAGTGACGTTTAGATAGTATCGCGTCCACCGACCAGTGCCGCACGGTGTAGAGGGATGACGTAGGGATTGCGCTCCAGGGCAGCAACGGTGACGGGCTCGTTGCGGACAGCGGAGATATCCAGCTTGAGCACAGTACGGGGGCGCTGTAGACCAATGACTTCTTTGGAGGTAGGAATATTGTCCACACGGTCCACAGCGGGCTCTCTATCGTTGACGGAGTCGGCATTGAGCTTGCGGTACTGGAGATGGATATTGTCCTCGCCGTTGAAGAGCTTGACGGACGAGCCCTGAGGACGACGACCGCGCGCCACATTTTCCTTCTGCGGATAGTGACGCATATTGTACGCATCGGTACGGTTGGTTTCGGCGGTCGCCACGGCGGCAATTGCAGGACCGTTCCAAGACGAATCCGCCGATAACGCTGCCTTCTGTGTATTGCGTACCGTATCCTGGAGACGCGACTCCGCCTTGTCAGGAATACCAGCCGTCGCAAAGTTACGGTACAGATCCTGCATATCAAGAGTATTACGACCGGTTACACGTGCAATATCATCGGGGTCGTAGATGGTGAGTTTCTGCGGAACATCACCGCGCGCCATAATACCAAGGTAGTCATTATCCTCAGTGGTCTCCTTGATAGTCGTACGAGCAATATCGTTCGGGTCATAGACGGTAAGTCTAGGTTGGGCGTCAACAGGACCCGCGGCACCTAGGTAGTTGAAATCTTCCGTCTCCTCCTGGCGTGTAGGGCGAGCAATATCCTGGAGAGGAAGTTGAACCTCGCCGGTATCCTGTGGCACGATATTGAGACCGTGGACACGCTCTGTTGTGTAGAAACGCTCGTTAGGGCGGATTTCCACACCGGACTTACCGTAGTCGTTCTCCTCAGCATCAGTATTAGGGTCAAAGTTGTTTGTAAGATCGGCGTTACGGAATCCCCAAGGACCCATCTGCTGCGTAAGCGGTGTACGTGTGGACGCCACGGTGTAGGTCGCCTTGCCCTCCACTTGACCGGCGGTACCCTCGTACTCCTTTGAGGTATCGGGGCGAGTGACGTGCTTGAGTACCTGGGTAGAGCGGACGGTCTCTTTGATATTTTCACCGGCAGTGACGAAGTTACGCTCGCCGTGCTCGTTGAGGTAGAACTTATCAGGATGGTACTTACGGACGTCGCCAATGCTCTCGGCAGTGCCGCTGGTTGTAATAAAGTGTGCACCAGGTACGACAGGCTGAGCGTAGGTGAGTTTGGGGTTTGTAACGACACGGAGATCATTGGTACGCGGCATACGCTCAAGAATGAACTCCTCACCGGCTTGCTGTTGGTAGCCACCGGATGGTAATTCGGTAAAGCCCTGATTGAGACCAGGACCGACGCGAATCGGTTCAACGGGGCGCTCGCCGCCACGGTTCTTCGGCTCCACAATACGCGACTCCACAAAGTCGGTAATAGACTCAAATCCGAAAGGGTTGCCGATAGGCTCAGTGCTCGGCTCAAAGAACGGCGCCTGTTCGCGCTTGGCAAAGAGTGTCTTGCCTGAGCCCGAATAATTGTCTAAAATCTGATTATTTGCGGTATCAATCATATTCTGCTTGACCTGACCACGGAAGAAGGGGACCATGTTTTGATGCTTGAACTCGCCGGGTGCAAACTCAACGCCGCTGAGCGCCGATACGAATCCCTTACGTAATGTAGCGTCTTCCCAACCGTCGGGGCGTATCTGGAGCGCGTCGGCGACAGTTGGGTCGTCCTGTGTAGGCAGAGACATTGGTGGGACGGGGAAATAACCGTTGGGGATTGCTTGGAGCTGCGAGGGGTTGGGCTCGGCGGGTAATGAGCCGCCGGCGGGAAGCATAAATTGTTCGTCGTACTTGCCGGCACCGAGTGTATTCGGTTGGCGAGGCTTGCCAGGTACGGTGCGTGCATTCGCGGGTGTATAGACAGCGTCACGAGGGGCAGCGTAGGTAGAGGGCGAGCGTCCACCGTCACCGCGACCAGGAGAATACGATGTATTTGATCCGATACGGAAATTGGGCGAACCCTCAACCGATTGAAAGCCCTCCTTATTTGCCATAGTTTTGCTGGCAGCATAACCGAGCCCGAGCAATCCAAGGAATGCTGCTGTCTCCATACTGGAACTTCTACTATGAGAGACTAAGTTTAGCGGGCTACGGATTTAACCTACAAATACCGATATAGAGATAGAACGGTATTTGATTATAATAAAAGGATTACGCCTTCTGTGCCCATCCGTGGCGTGCGTAGCCGGTAGAGGGCGGGTTGAGCGGCGAAGGTTGAATGCCGTATAGAGCATTCGGCGGAGCCGGGAGGACGTCAAGACCACGTGGCAGTTTGTTCACAGCACGGTTGACGGCGGCACGGTATTCATTGAGAGAGTCCTGTTCTAGACCTTGGAAGCCGGATTCGGGCTCGTAGGCGTTCGGGGCAGGTAGAACCTCGCGAGAGCCGGTGGGTGTAGGGATACAAGGGCGGAACTCATCCTTTTGTTGGATACGCGTGCTAATCTCCCAGTCAAAAGGCATCATAGCCTTCTCTTGAGGATTCTGGCAGAGCCACTCCCAACGATTCCAACCAGAGGAGCGGAGTGTACAGGGAGGGTCGTTTAGCCGGGTATGCGTCTGTGGGAAAGACTGCTCTTTTGCAGGTACTAGCGACGTCTTATTCATTTTATTGTTGTCAGGATCATACTGATTGCAGATAGTCTTCGTTGTAGGGCGATTGATATTGAATAAATCCGACTCTACATCAGTCTTTAAGAAAGTACCATTCTGCGCATCACCCCACTTTTGTAGAATGGTTGTGGGCTCAGGCGCATAGGTTGCATTGCAGTACTGCGGGGGCGCGTCTAGTTGGTAACGACCGGGACCGGTTGTAAGACGTAAATCATCGTTTGTTTTGCAACCATCGTAGGTACGACGGTTAAAACTTTGGTCCTTAAGAGCAATGTTTGCCATTCTATTCTAGTCATCTCTTATCTTTTTCAGAAAAGAGATGAATACTTATATTTTAGGAATGGTCGCAACTTGCTTTGGTCGCAAACCTCACTTGGGTTTGCTTAAAAGCGCATGGGGTAGCACGTATTCACGTTGAGCGGCTTCGGCGTACCGACACCAGGGTAGGTGACGTTCTGGCACGTCGGTAGATTACGAGGCGCCGTATCCACCGTGTAAATCTTGCCGGTAGACTTATCACGGTAGGAAAACGACGGGGGAGTATCGGGGCAGCCAGCGCCGCCGAGGGGGCAGGCGGGCAGGTACTGGCGGGCAATACACTTGCTCTGGACACGCGTACGTCCAAATAAGTCCGACTCAAGGTCAACTAAGTTTCCGTTAATGTTAGAAACCTCAGAGCCGCCAACGAGACCGAGGGCGTTGCGGCACTTGCTGGGGTTCTCAAACTTTGCGGGCATCTGTGTGTAAGAAAACATACCGTAATCCTGCTCATCACGAACGGTAACCATATCCGTGGAACCAATGCGGTTCCAGGCGGAGTTCCAGGGTGCCTGTGGGCTGGAAATGTCCATTTCTTTACTGATGGCACATAAAAAGAATCCGGGCACGTTCAAGAACCTAAAACTATAACCATAGCATAGTATAATGTTATGGTCAAAAGGACCGCTAAGAAACGCATATTCAAGTAAGGGTACGGAATACCTCGCAACCGAAGAGGAACTTATCAACCATGTCAAATCCGCAACGAGAGTCTTGTGGATACGCAACGGATCACTGGGTCCCTTACGTACAACAGACCTAGATATAGTAGCAAAACACCTTGACAAACTCTCAAGCCCTGTTACACTTATTACGTCGGACGGCGACCGGCTTGTTCCCCACTCTTATAAACCCCAAACAGTTCAAGCCATTTTGAATCATCCTAACATTCTCAAGTGGCACACGCAGAATTACGATAAAACTACCGAGAACGAAAAACTCGGCTATATACCGATAGGATTTGACTTTCATACTCCAAAATGGCTCATCAACAATAAACCAAGTGAAAAGACTGAGTTTATGCTAGAAACCAACAAAACCGCCCCGCCGAAAATCCGAGATAAAGTATTCCTAGATGCCCACCTAACCGGCAGTAGCTTGGAGCGCGAAAATCTATACGCTACGGTCCGCAATAACCCGTCTCTTATTTGTTTGAAATCCCAGGTTCCTTTCACTGATATTACGAAAATTTACAATATGTATCAGTTTGTGTTGTCACCGCCAGGGCGGGGCTTTGACTGTCATAGAACGTGGGAACTTTTTCTAGCCGGTTGTATTGTTATCGTAAAATCAAGCCCATTAGACGATATGTTCAAACACCATAAACTTCCAGTTGTCATTTTGAAAAATTGGGCTGAGCTCAATGAGAACTTAGACCAAAAATTAAAGCAGTGGTACGACGACCTAATAGACTTAACCACTCCTGAAACTATTCTGCCAAAACTACAATTTGAATATTGGTTAAAGAATTAGCAGTTGAGGTCGCGTACGAATTGCCTACTAGGTATGCCACCACGTACCCAACCAGGCGCCGCCGCCTCCGTCACTAAGTTCGTGGGGTTCTGAATGTGGCGGGCTAAGTGGGGCACGAGGGGGACAAACTGATTATCAAAGAACGTCTCCGTAACGGTACCGCAAGGGCGCTCAATACGCGCCCACTCGGCGTAGATCAGGTCGCTCTCAACATCGGGATTACCACGACCATTTCCCATGTAAGGAACCGTCGTAAAGGGGCGCGACTGGACGTGGAGCGGGCAGCGGAGACGACCCTCCTGCGTCTGGTCGGTACGAAGGCGCGAATCATCGTCAATCTGCTGGTTATTGTAGCCGAAACCCTCACGACCGAGCATCGTAGGATTAGGGTACTCAATACGCACGGCGTCCGCCTGCTTCGGCACTAAATTGCGAACCTGATATATGCCGGGACCCGTCTGATCACGCATCTGCTGTGCGACTTCGCACGTATCATCAAATGTACGAGTGAATTCGTTAATCTGGTACTCCTTGGGAGCGATATCCACGCCGCGGGGAAATGGTGCGACTGACATTGCCTTCTATCCATCTGAAAGACAAAAAAATTGACGCAACCTTCGGCGAAACGAGGATTTGCAACAACACTCACACACCAGTCACTATGTCTGTTACCACCCTTTCCATTAAGGACATTCCGTATTCACTAGTGCCAAATACGGCATTTCATCCGATTAATATAGATGCGGCAATAAGGCGTATTCGTAGCGATTACTTTGATAAGGTTCAGTGGGTCTTCTTAGAGCAACCAGTAACAATGGATCTAATTCTTACAACGATTCTTGAGAGTCCGAGGGCACAAGCTACGTGGGCAACGGTCTTTGAGTACCGTAACCGACCATTCTATATGATTCGGAATCTAGCACATACCAATACAACTCTTCCTTACCGAAGGGTTCTAGTGGTGAAACTTGACGCGTTTGTTATACCTTATCCTATGCGTACTTGGGACCGAGTACATAGCAGCCTGACGCGCGAGGAATTCTACCCATTGCCTTCAATGACGATGTCGCAGTAAATCCGATCTTCCTCTTGCCCCAATACGCAGTTTCCGCTTTTTTTGCTGCTGCAAGTGCTTTAAAAGGACTTTTCTTGACAGACCGAGTCTTCCAAGAAAAGGGTTTTTGCCGGCAGTTACGAGTCTTGCCAGCCATTTAATAAGCCAAGTGCTTTTTTCATCAAGGCGCAGCCAACCAAGGAATCTGTCCACCCTCGGTGCCGGTCTGGCAGACGGCGAGGTTGCCCTCCTTGCACGAGAGTCCAGGTACGCGGAAGAGCCAGTTCTGGAACGACTCTTGGTCGTTAGGGATTGACGTAGACGGCGGAACGATCCACGTACGCTGGTTCTGCGAGTGCTGGAAGACGTCGCCAGGGTCACCATAGAGACGGTCCTGCGTATCATCGGACAACTGGCGAGCCATATCAGACGTATCTACAGTTGCCGCCGGTGGCTTTGTAGGATTGTCTAGAACCTCATTGACGAGCACGCCCATATAAGGATTATTAGGCAAAGAATACGTACGATTTTTAGTACCGATGACGTCAGAAATATTCTTATTTGCTACATCAATGCCTCCAACAAAGTTCGGGGGAGTAGCACCAGGCGTTGTAAATAGCGTAGGTCCTACAATTCCGTTTTCAAATCCTTCACGTAGAATATTACGCTGTTTCATTCCGTAATAAGCGGCTACAGATAGTATTGCGATGCCGAGAGTAATTCCTAGATACGCTCCGTGCTGGTGTAGAACCGCCAATAATACGCCGAGATACAGACCAAACCGTGTTAGAGAATTCAGGGCATTTGCAGTACATTTGCGGGCTTTTTCAGTAAACGGGAAGAAATCTAGCCATTGCTCCCATAATATACTGGGTGACTCCACCCAGAATGGATTGCATCGGGACGAGCTCATTCACTTACTTTGACGAAGGTTTTTATTCTATGTATTACTTCTTACCGCTCTTCTTTGCGGTTTTTGCTTTTGCAGTACTCTCTTCCATTAGTAACTCATTTGCAGCCGCATCGGCAGCAGCCGCCGCTGCAGCAGTCACACCACTCGCAACACCGCCTGCGCCACCCGCCTTCTTCGCAGCCTTCTCGGCAGCCTTCTTCTTGAGGCGCTCCTGTACTTCACGACGACGCGCCGAGCCCTCGTTGCCAGATTCCTTCTCGCCACCCTTGAGCATCTCGCCGAGCTGTTCAAAGAGACCCGAAAACGCCTCGTTATCGGAAAACTCCTTCATCAGCTCCTCGGCTTCACGAATAAGTTCGTCGCGGTTGAAATCGCCACGCTGGAACTTTGCCTGAATCTTCTTCGCAATACGCTGCGCAATGCCGATGAGCAAGTCGGGCTTCTGGGTAAAAATCTCCTGTAAAAAGCTAAAAATCTGAGTGGGGTCGTTGCTATTAAGGATCTCTGGTGAGAGTCCGAAATCCTCAGGATTGAATTCGCTGACGATCTCCTCGGCGATCTTGGCGATGTGACCCTTGAAGAGCTTCTCAGGGATCTTGAACTTCGGCTTGCCGTCGGGTCCGATTCCACCAAGACCGTCAAAGGCGCCGCTAATATCCTTCATACCTAGACCCTCAGCCAACTTGGATAGTTTCTCAAAAATGTCCTTCATTCCGTGATCCTCTCCCGCCTTGAGGCGCTTCATCATCTCCTCCATATCGTGTTCAAAGCCCGAAATGTCCCAGATACCATCGGTCTTTGCACCACCGTCAAAGGCAGCGGCAATGAGCAGCAGCGACGTCAAATATCGCCAAATCGCATTGCGACTATTGTCAGAAAGCTCAGACCATAGTTTGGCAGTCATGGCAAATCCAGGAACCAATTCCAGACCGGCATCCGTAAAAATAGATGAGTTCTGGACAGCGATATTGTTGGTATGGGTCTTCCAGACGGCTAGGAAGTTCTCGCGCGCCTTCGGGTCTTCCTTGGCGGCATTGAGTGCGTTTGCGTATTCCGGAAATGTTTCCAGTAGTTCCGTGACAAATTGTACATAGGTGGCGGAGAACGAGACCGACATGTTTTTACTTGTTAGAGACAAAGAGTCTGTAACAAATAAAGAAACGCAAATACGAGTTTAGGGCATACCAGCGGCACGGCGTCCAAGAATGACAATCACTTTACACCAATTCCAAATCGCCTTCTTATTCGCTTCGGTCATATTTACCCAGTGGCGATCAAAGATGATGTAGGCAACGGCGTAGTCCTTGTATGCGCCGGTCGTCATATCCTTCGCTTTTGCGATAAGCGTTGTCTCATCTTCATTCATGACCGGCTCGTGAAAGTCAGGATAAATATAGTCCATAAATCCGGAATGAATCAGTTTCGGGTTTACCTTCTTTAGAAGACGTAGTGAATCTAGAGCACTTGCGATATCCTTCTCTTCTGGATAGGTATCGGCAAGCTCCTCTACGAATTCAAAGAGTTTCGTATTAAATGCCGTAAGAAGATTCGCCATTGATTTTTAAATCTAATTATACGTTTAAACCTTTTGTCATTTTTTTACCACACTTTAGCCCATACGAGCGACTGGGCGGCTAATATCACGGTCGCGGCTGGCGGTATACGCTTCAAACTCTTTCAGGAGTTTATCTTCCTTTGCGGTACGTTGTGCTTGGGAACCGGCGATGGCAGAGGCGGCAGCAGCGGCGGAAGAGCCAGCGGCGCCACCAGGAATGAGGGAGGCGAAATTGCGCTCAATAGGATTCACGCCCTTATCGGAGGTGAATTCGCTGCCAAGAAAGCTGAAGTTATCGGACCACATTCCACCCTCCATTTCGGAGCCGTAGTAGGCGCTAGGCTCGCCGTTAGGCGCTCCCATATCTGTGACGGTGGCACCGCCACCTCCAGCGCTAACTGCCATTGAGCCGCCGGTGCGAGGATTAGAGCGACTGGTTGCTTCTCCACGAGGAGCCATGTCGGGCGAGTATACAGGAGCGGCAAGGGGTCCACGATTGTCGTCCATAGAACGTTGACTGTTCTTAGGACCGCCACTGCCGTTGAGTCTAGCTTCAAAAAGCCAATTATTGACAGGACCGGGACCTACACGTGGCTCGGATTCACCGGCAACCCATAGAGTTGGGACGGATTTTAGCCAATTAGGAAGAGGCGGGCGAGAGGGCGATGGATCAACACAAATTAACTGAAACTGTGATACGAATGGGGTGCGTGCTAGTTCTTCTAGAAATCCCTGGCAGTGACGACATTTCGTGCCATACCAGAGGCGGTGCTTGCTCATCTCCTCGTTGTAAAGTCTGGCGATTTAACAAGGTCTAAAAAAACGAGCGAGGTGGGGTCTAGCAAAGCTTACCGGCAGCCGTAAACGGCGCCGGTCTAGCGAAGCTTACCGACAGCCACTTTGTGGCGTCGGTCTAAAAATTGAGACTGGTTCTTAAGATAGAAGAGGAGGCAAAATGTTTTCGGGTTATGTTGAATCGGGACCGCCTCTACTAAATCCGGCGCTGGGCAAGATTCGCGCAACCTTCAAACTCAATGCAAATGTCACGCTTGCGAATGTGATTCGTCGTACGATTATTTCCTCAACGCCGTCGGTTGCGTTCAGGACCGAGCCGGCGGAAACCTCTGAGATGACTATTTCGGTAAATACAACGCCGCTAGTAAACGAAATCATCTCGCATCGTATCGGAATGATTCCGATTCTAGCAGATTACACCACGTTTGACCCTGCTCGTTATGAGTTCGTTCTTGATAAGGAGAATACGTCTAAGGATATGATTGATATCACTGCATCCGACTTTCAAATCTTTATGAAGAATCCTGAGAATCCACTGGAGGCACCGGTACAGGTACCAACGGTGCAGTTCTTTCCTCCCGACCCTATTACGGGCGAGACGGTTCTCATTACCCGACTGCGACCGCAGTGGAATCGCTCAGCGCCAAATGAGCAGATTAAACTCAAGACGAAGGCGTCTATTAGCACAGGACAGGAGAATATCCGCTGGTCGCCAGTGAGCCAGTGCTCTTACGAATATACTCGTGATAACAACGAGGAGCATTTAGAGGATGTCTTTACGAACTGGCTGCTCAATACGAAGAAGATTCCAAAGGTGACGGACCTTGCGGAGGAGAAGCTTTCGGAGCTCAAGCGTGAGTTTAATACAATGGAGGTTCAGCGGTGCTATCTTACGGATGAGCGTGGCAACCCAACGAATTTCACGTTTTACCTAGAGTCGGTAGGTACTCAGCCTATTCCCCTTATTGTATCCAATGCGCTAAAGGCTGCCGAAGCGCTTGTGCGTAAATATGAGGATATTGACGCAACGCTACCGAAGAATGTCGTTGTTCAGCAGGGCGATGCTCGTTTCCCTTGTGTAGATATCGTCTTTACGAACGAATCGCACACCCTGGGCAATCTCCTGGAAACCTACTTGGTGGAGAATCACGTAGACGGTGAGGCGCAGCCGCGGATTACATATGCGGGTTATAAGGTTCCGCACCCATTACGCCCCGAGATGTTTGTACGTATTGGCGTAGAGTCGGATGGCGGCGATACGGATCAAGAACAGACTATTGCGCGTCAGGCGATAGCGAGTGTTTGCCGCTTGCTACGTGACCAGTTCCGCACTCTACAAACATCTTGGGCAACTAGTGCCCCTGCCACCGCATAAAATCAAAAATCTGGGGCTTCAATAAGAGACATGGAGCCGTTGCTATATGCGGGAGTATTGTTCATTGTTCTCATCGGGCTAAGTCTATTTTTCTACCTCCGGCCTAAATACTTACAAGAGGGGTTTGCCGTAATAGCACTGGAGGGAGAGACGATGCCAAAATGCTTACTCCGTAGCATAGAAGCACAGGCAATACTCAAACACCTCTATCCGATGAAGCAGGCGGCACCCGCATCAAAGGAGGCTATGGCGTACAATGAACTCAAGCTCATTCTTGAGAAAGTGCTGTGCATTGATGCGGATATTACGGGCTCGGGTGCGGGTCCTTACCAGACCTACCAACTACCATTTGCTACACAGCACGATATTGAGCCACCGGCAAGCTTCGTAGGACGATGCTTGAAGAAGGCATTGCGGTCGCGTGATATTGAGGTTGAGTTTATGAAATTCAATGATCGTGGAAATATACTAATTGATACACTTGTATACGACGGAGACGAGCGCCAACAACTGCGCGACGCCTTCCGTAATGTAATTGTAAAGACGGCGCATAATATTGCGTTCACGTGCTTATCGGAGAAGGCGACTCTAGACCGCCCCTCTGGTCCTCGTGATCCCGGTTATTACGTACCCCATTTCTCGTTGGAGCAGGGACCTTACGAAATTAAGGGACGGTTTCAGTACTTTTAACCAATCAGTCAAGCATATACATCACAAAAGCAATTATAGAGCCGACGAAATATCCATATAAAGCAGCAAATAAAACAAACAAAAAACATTTTATGATTTTTGTTTGGGAGGGGTCCATTCCTCTACACCGAAGGAAGGAATTTACATGGCGCACTGGCATGTGCCGGGGCTGAGGAGCATAATTAAGATAGAAATGCCGAGGATTTGCCATACAGACTTCGCCTCCTTGACGCCAGGAACGAGAACATGGAGGACATTATTCCAGAGGTACTGTCCAAAAAGGAGAAGGAGCCCTAAAATAATAACAAGGGTGATTCCTGATACGAGTGCCGCACGGAACGGTAGCGCGCTCATACCCGTCTGATTCTCAAACGGCTCTGAGATCTTAAAGGGGGCGGCTTCAAGAGCAGCATTTACACCATTGGCAACCGCACCACCGAACATATTGATTCTACTTTACTAAATTTTTTATTCACTACCGGCACCACCACCTGGCTTGGGAACATGTAGCTTGAGGTCGTGCTTCATAATGCTCGTACGGTTCTCTTCTAGGTAGTTCACAAGGGACGCCGCACGCTCTTCATCGCCGCCGAAGAATTCTTTGAAATGTTTGAGCATAAATCCGCTGGAGAGTTTTTCGGTGACTTCGCGCGTCTTATGAACAACCGCACCCTTACTGACATTGATCTTTGCTACATTATTGGATTCCATAATACGTAGAATAATATCCTTGAGCGCCTTGGACTGTGTACGACGCTGCTTCATTTCGGCATGAAGGGATGCGACTTCCTCTTGGATTGTCATCCAGCGCTTCAGCAAAGCGGGGAGTTCGCTAATGGCGGGGGCTGAAGGAGCACTTGTTGGCACCAGGAGTGAGTTTGTAGAACCACCTGGTACAATAGACATTTCTCTATTATAATCTATATGATTATTGAGTACTATTTTTAAACGCAACGTCATTTTTTATCAGAAAAAATGAATCCGCTCTCCTCGCCCCCTTCAAACACCAGCAATGGACGCTCCGCCGAGTGAGGAAACCCGCCGATTCCTACGCCAGTTCTTTCTGATTCGTTATAATTCCCTTATACAACGAATCAAAAGTAAGATTCCAGATCAATTAGACGACGAGACCACCCAAAATCTCACAGACACCCTTGCCAACGTCGCCTGGATTGATGAGACCCTAGATGAAGTAAAGGCTGTACCCAGCCTTTACTAGATGAAGTAAAGGCGCTGCCGATCCCGTAGAGTTGTACGGCAGACGAAGCAGAGATGCCGCTGTTTTTGTGCGCATCCGTTACAGAACGTGTGACCGCAGGGCACCAAAGCCCAGCAGACGCGCTCCGTCGTACAAATAGAGCAAATAGGACCATCGGCGTTGTTGGTGCTCACATTGAGCGCCATCAGGATGGATCGCAGCGCTGTAAAGCGTGCATAGTGCCGGCAGAACTCAGTATAATCCCCTTGGATCTTATTCCGCTCGTACTCGGACCGAATATATCCAACGACCGATTGTTTGAGAGCCAGGATTTCCTCTGTCTCCACATCTTCAATGGAGATGCCGAGCAGGCGCTTTTTCATTGTATCTACCTTTTCAATCTTGAGGTTGAGAATTTCCATACTACGAAACATCTCCTTGACCGTTTCCAAATACGCATTCATAACGGCGTGAATATCCTTACGAATATCGCTGATAGAATGTCCGAGCTCTGCTTCCAACTCGCTTAATACCGTATCATTATCTGCAACAACTGCGACTTTATCCTTCATCCACTGCGACGACGAGCTTAGCGTAGGAAGTTCAAGGGAGCGAATGAAGTGTGAGTGCCGTTGGACAATAGAGGTATCCTCTAGCGGTTTTTCTAAAAAGGTAGTCAGCATTTCACTTTCATTTGTTAGAATATCACGGAGACGCTTACGCCAGGGTCGGAGATAATCGCGCTCATCGGGTACAATAGTATGTATGACATTCATATGATATTGTAGGGCGTTCTCTATACCCTGTTTAGTATTTGTCATTGTGCCAGAGCCGGCATCAGCATCATCAAAGTCCGCTGTAGCAAACGCCAGCGGCTCAACGTGGTCACCGTACGCACCTGATAAATCCATCTACCTCATAAAGTTTTGTTTTGTTTAGACTAAATAAGATGCTGGACGAATTATTAGTAGCAATTATATTTTTTATAGTATTAGGAATATGTGTATTTATTTATAATAATCCTATGCCAACTCGTGAGGGATTTGCCAACGAAACAGTTACCGACTCGGCGGAGGATATTTCTGGAGCACTTCCTACCGATTTGTCAGGATGCGCAGGAATACCATTATCAGATTTTAATACAGATATAGTAATGTCTTACTTATCCCCCGATATCGCTTACGCAATTATGAGTTACTCTATCGGTAGTTATAATTATTTACCGACAATTCAAAATGCTTTCAAACGAGCAAATTCTACAGAACAGATGGCAATCAGTGCATTACTTGGACGATATTTAGCGTTCAATGGTGGATCGGCGGCAATACCTGGACCTGGGTTTACCAATACAAGTCCTGGAAATTATGTAGCACAAATGAAGGGGGCTACCGATTTACTCAAACCGGAAAAAACAGAGACAGCATCGCCTGTCTATAAGTCTTATAAAGCCGCTACGGATGTCGCTTTCTGTACAAATTTTAATAAACGGTGGACAACAACAGAAGATTTTTAAAGAGAAATCTCTGAAATATACGTGAAAAATTCATCACTGAATCCATAATGGCATCCATTAGATTCCGTGCTTTCAGGTACACGACGGGATGTCGCATTGCCACCGTGTAGAAACGACACAATAATTCCACGAGGAGAGATTTCGGAGGTCAACGCCTCGCGACCAACAATAAATCCCTCGCCTTCGGCAATATTTACCGACGCAGGAAATTTACCACTTTCAAAGAACGATCGCTTGAACGCTAGGGACGCCTCGCTAACACGTTCCGCTACCGATAAGTTGAGCGGCGGCACATTCATCGCGCTAATATACCGTTTGGAGTCGTACATCGGCAAGGTAGAGCAATAGACGCATTCCACCGACGGATCGTTCAGGTACGCCATACGCGCACGGATAGAGGAGACAGGATAATGGTCGTCGTCATCCATCATCATAAAGATAGAACATTCAGGTGGTGCGGCTAAACACGCCTTATTACGCTTATCGCCGATTGCCAACTTTTTCGGCATTGATAAGTATCGCACACGAATATGCCGATTAACGCTTTGGAATTTGGCAACGGCGCCATCAATACGACCATCACTGTCACTATCGTCGGCAATAATCCAGGTAATTTTATCGCTGGGATAATCGGACTTTAGAATATTGTTCGCCATATTGGGAAACCACTTGGGACGATTATGCGTCAACGTAACTATGGCAACGTGAGGAAAATCAGGAATCGCGGGTAGCCGTGGCGGATACGCAGCGACTACAGTCGGCACAATAAGTAGTTTGATTGCGGATTTGAGTAGGGAACGGCACGCCGCACGGAAATCCTTCATACGGGTTGTGGAGCGGTGGCGTAAAGCGCCAGATAGGGTCTTTTGCTCCTCTTTGGTGAGTCCTAGCAGGGATTCTACTGCACGACAAACATCGGCTTCACTGAACAATACAGGTTTATCGGGAAACGCTGATTCTTCTAGCACTTTCCGTGTAGAAATCTTACCGACCGAGCCAAGAATATCACCATAGAGTTCAGTATAGACGCCGATATCGGTCCATAATGGTAGGGCACCAACAGCAGCCGCTTCGGCGAATGTATAACCGAATCCTTCGGCTGCGGACGCAACTACGTGAAACTCGTACTCCGCCTGTGCTTTCACTCTTTCTGTCTCGGTAGCGTACGTATCAAGGAGTTCAACGCCGCGCACACTCGCATCTATAAACTTTGCACGTAGCGAGTCCATAATCATTTTGGAGCCGTAAACATGAAGCGGCGGCCACTCTGCCTTCCAGACGCCGACAACAATCATTGCGGCAGCGGCTTTGTTCGCAGACGCACCCACCAAGTACAGAAACTCACGTTTCTTCTTTCCTAGGGCAGACAAACCGGCAGAAATTTCGGGACCTGCACGCCAAGAGATTACACGCGTACGAGATTCTTCAACGTCAAAAAACATATTACGCGCGTACTTGGATTTGAAGACGATGATGTCAGCGCCGCCCTTCTCTCGCGGCTCCAAAACCCATTTCCACGCGTCGATATACCACCACTCTTGATTGACAACGACGATATTGATACGCGCATACTTCCATGCCATACGGCAGGGCACCTCTAAATGAATATTAATATCAACCGCCCCTGATGCTCTATTACCGGTTCCGTACGTATAAGCGTCTCCGTGCTCAACCGAATCTATTTTCACTGATCCGCCCGCAGTGGCTTCTCGTAATATTTGTTCAATAATACGAGCATCCTGACTCAGACCGTAAGCGTGCGCAACAGTGCGCGATGAGCCTGAGAGTACACAGATACGCAATCCACGCCCTCCACTACTCATTCTCTACTTCTCTTACGAGTCTTCAATTTAGATAGGTTCGCCGTACGCACTGCCTTCAACGTCCCTTTACTACGTGGCACCCCCTTAACAAAAGCATCGGTAACTTTACGAATGTAACCTATTTCTTCTTTAAAATAACCGGAGTGACCACCATCCTCTACACGTTTTACCTTCATTTGTGGTAATATCTTGGACAATTCGGCAACAGAACGGTAGGGGCAAATCATATCGTAGCGCCCGTGAATAACATCAATTGGTATTCTTCGTAACCGATGCGCATCTGCTAAGATCTGACCTGGCTTCAAAAAGCCGCCGTTAATAAAGTAGTGATTTTCCAAAATCGCAACGGATATATCTTTCTTTCCTTTGAATGTAACCGGCTTCGGTACAAGTGAAATAACAGCATCCTCATAGCCGGTCCAAGCCGCCGCCGCTTCTGTCGCTATCTTCTTATCGGGACTGGTTAATCGGCGTTGATATGCACGTAAAATTTCTAACATTGTCCCTGCCCGCTCAGAAGCCGTTAATGGCGCTAAAAACCGCTTGTATTCTTCTGGAAATATTTGTGCAGCACCGTGTCGTTCGTAGAGCCAAGCGGATTCGGTATCATCCATCAAACAGAGAGCCCGCAGTAGCAGTCCGCTAACCCGATACGGGTACTTTTCTGCATAAACCAACGCCAACGTGGAGCCCCACGAGCCGCCGGTCAAATACCATTTCTTCACCCTAAGAACTCGTCGCAACCGTTCCATATCATCAAGTAAATCGTCTGTGGTATTGTGAGAAAGCGATGGAACGCCGAAAGGCTTAGACCGACCGCAGCCTCGTTGGTCGTATAATATAACGCACCACCGAGTCAGGTCAAACATCTGCACTGAGAGCGGTGAAAGTCCGGCACCGGGTCCACCATGTAATACAAGTGCCACGGGTCCTCTACGATTTCCGTGAACTTCATAATACATAGTCTGTCCGTGTGAAAGCGGTAAAAAATGCCCCGCAACTGCCATCCCTGCCATCCCTGCCATCCCTGCCATCCTTATTATAGCACTAGAATATTACGGCGAATAAGTTCCTGAGAGCACGCTACTAGGCAGTCTACATCACTGGACGCCCGATGCGCATCATACGTCCCCGCGTTACCAAAGAGATACGTATGAAGTTCGGCAAGGCGCGGCTGCTTGTACGAACCAGGACGTTGCGGATACCTAGAATCCTTATACGGTAGTTTACATACCGGTGTCGTGAGCTTCATAGTACAAATCTGCTTTGCGGGCAGCCACGAAAAGTCCGTATCCGCCGGCCAAATCCGCAGGCAGGCACACTTGACAACGGGCAAGTCAAACGCAAGATTGTGAGCAATAATCGCATCGCAACATGCGCAGTCCTCCTTGAATTCCGTAAATACATCGGCGCCAGGCGTGCCATTTGCAACTGCGAACGGCTTATAGATTTTATGAATCATTGCGCTCCCCGCATCCCATACAATATCAGGGTCCGGCTTAATAAGTGCCGAACGGCGCTTTACCAGAACCCCGTCTTCCAATATATGCCAAGCGATTTCTACGGGCTCAGGGTGGTTTTTCACATCAGTATCAGCGCCACCCCGGACCTTTGGCAACCCATTTGTTTCAGTATCAAAGTATAGTACTCTCATTTTGTTAGAACTACAGACGTTGCCTTTATATACTCAATTTTTGCGGTTAAAATCGCCGTTATAGAATAGAAATATGAACGGTCTAAATACTGGCGCTAAGGCTGCTAGAAATAATGCTATGAACAATGCGGAGCGCGGTCCTGTAAACTACGCAACTGCCTCGAGACGTAATAATAATTACAACTTACCGGCAAGCCAAGATCCTGAGGCGTCTCCGAATGCGAAGAACAATTCGTTCAAGGCGACCAACAAGAATAAGAACAAGAAGAATAATAATAATTCGCCACTGAATGCATCATTTACAGCGGTAAACATGGGATTCGGATCTGTAACAAATACGTTGGGGTCTGTTGGCAAGGGTGCGACGAATGTTCTAGGAGGTGTCGGTACCACGGCGACTAAGGCGGTTAGCGGCGTTGGTAAGGTGGCGAGCAACACGGTTGGGGCGGCAACTGGCGCGGTGAGCAGTCTGTTCGGTGCGTTAGGCGCGGCTGCTCACCGGCTTCCAGGTCAGGCGGGCGGATATTACTCTGGATCCATGCCCATTTCAGGCACCCCTTCCTCAGGCAACCCGTATCTTGCTGAGTTTTCAGTAACGACGGGTGGTGGCTACATGCGTAGAAATAAAAATAGCCGCCGTAATCAGAAACAAATGGCTCGCTCTCGTCGTGCTTCCCGCCGCTCTCGCCGTGCGTCCCGCCGCAGCCGCCGCCAGAACAACCTCAACAAGATGATGGGAGGTCGCCAGAACATGGGCACCCTAAACAAGATGATGGGGGGTCGCCGCAACAACAACAACAACCTGCTGAACAACAACAGCAACAACAAGAACAACAAGAACGGCAACAACGCCGCTGCGCCTGCGTCCCGCCGCCGCAGCCGCCGTGCGTCTCGCCGCTCTCGCCGTGCGTCCCGTCGCAGCCGCCGCCAGAACAACCTGAACAAGGTTGGAGGTCGCCGCCGCCGCAACAACACGAAGAACAACAAGAAGTCGCGCAAGAGCCGCCGCTCCCGCCGCAGCCGCCGCTCCCGCCGCAATAATAAGAAGAACAACGTGAAGGTTGGCGGCTGGTGGTAAGCGAGCCCACACCGCAGGTGTGAGGCGACCGACTTAATCGTCCGTTCCTAGCCAACGCTCCGCTGATTTGGCTCGTTTAATCGGACCGCCTGTGATTGCGCGGACAGGTGCGAAACTACGACGGTGCTCATGCGTGACACCGTGTGCCGTCAAGCCTGTCATATGCTTAGCGGTTCCATAACCCATATTTGTACTTAATCCGTAGTGGGAATCCCACTCTGGATTAGATGCTACCATCTCTTGAACCCAACGATCGCGGGATACTTTGGCGAGAATACCCGCCGCCGCAATCGCCAGATACTGCGCATCACCGTCTACAATAGCGTGTCCCTCCGTATCCTTATAGGGACGCCAATGGTCACCGTCTACCAGCACTCGCTCAACTGGCACCACCAAAGAATCCAGGGCGCGATGCATCGCCGTTAAATCCGCTTGGAGAACATTCTGTTCATCAATCTCCTTGGCAGTCACGAACGCCGTTGCCTTATCCAACGCACATTCTTGGATATAATCGTAAAGTATATCACGTTTTCGCTTTGTTAGAAGTTTTGAATCGCGAATCTCGTTAAGAGCCACTCCATTATCAAACATATCATCGGTATCATTGCTGAAGACAACTGCCCCGACATAGAGTCGTCCAAATAGGCAACCCCGACCCGCTTCATCAAGCCCTACTTCAATAACGTCATCTTCCTTATAACGCAATTTATAAGGCATCGTGCGTAATGAAATAATAACCATAATTCAGTCAAATTTTTTAAAGACCACAAGCAGAATGGTGTCAGTTGGAACAGTCCTGGCAATCGTAGCAGCATTTGCTGTTATAGTATTGTTATACACGTGGCCTTATATTTTTGGTCGTACTCATAATGAGTATTTTACAGATGCGCCTCCTGAGCCTACCACTGAGCAACCCGTTGAAAAGTTATTAATTGACACAATACCTTCTAAGAATTTAATACACGCCTTGGCAGTACCAGATATTAGAAGCCTAGAGGGTTTCCAGAGCGGAAGTCTAAATACATCATTTGATGATGGTAATGGGCAAATATATGGTAATGAAGAACTAACTAATAACGGAAATGAGGAAATGTATACTAATGGTAATGAAGAACTAAGTACTTATGGTAATGAGCAAATAGATAGTAATGGAGAAGCAACCACTTATGGTAATGAGCAAATAGATAGTAATGGAGAAGCAAGCACTTATGGTAATGAGCAAATAGATAGTAATGGAGAAGCAAGCACTTATGGTAATGAGCAAATAGATAGTAATGGAGAAGCAAGCACTTATGACAATGGGCAAATAGATAGTAATGGAGAAGCAAGCACTTATGGTAATGAGCAAATAGATAGTAATGGAGCATCAAATGATGTAGTTGGAAGTGGTTACGATATTCAGCCGATGGATAATCCGCCAATGTCAGGTACCGCTGCGGGTTCAGGAGTACCGTTACGGTTAACAAGTTATACTCCTCCCTTGGCAAATGTTGTTTTACCGAGAGGTCCTGGAGCAGGCGCATCGGCAGGAGCCGGCTATCTTATGACAACGAACGCAGAGCCAGTAATAGGATATACATCAGTAAATACTCCGTTACCAATTCTAACTGGACCGCCTCTCCCCCCTCCACCTCCTGCACCCCCATCTATGAATCTACAGGTATTGAACAGCGGTATGGTTCCTGTTGTTACTTATTTTACAACAAGTTCGTCTGGTGCATCAGAGGATTTTTCATCATATCCAGCATTTAGCATTGGTGCAGCTCTGGTAGATTCTAATGCAGTAGAAATTATCAAAACAAACATAATATCGGGCGGACAGTATAATCTTAATGTAACGTCTGATTTACCAAATGTAAAATATTCATTTCCTATACAATTTATTGATGTTAACACAGGTTTCAATGAGGATCAAGATAAGCCGTTTTCTTATAATTTTAGGAATACAAATATTGTGAAGCCTGGACCCGTCTTTTTTGGAGCCAAGACACTCAATTTCCAGGTTGTCCAGACAGAGCCATTGCCTCAGACAGCACCAAATGCGCCCCCACTGCGCCCACCTACACGGCAACCTGCGCCATCTAGCATAAATAGTGCATCATCTATCAATAATAATTCGTCAGGAACCTCGGCATTTGTAACAAATAGTTCACAGCCTGAAGTATCGCGAGCATCCTCTGCACCAATAGCACAACCTGCTATGCAAGTAACATCTCAAATGAACAATGCTTTAGCGGCAAAACTGATTACTACATTAATTACAAACGAGACGGATCCGATGACTAAAATGGGATTATCAACCGCGCTAAGAAAGATACCAACAAATGGTACAAATATTCCAAATCCAGGTTACGTAAGTGTTTACAATGCAATTGCGGCGATTCCAACAAATTTCACATATACCCAACTCGCAAATATGTATAATACATTGCCGAGTACGAGGGGCACAACGAAGCCGATTGCGAATCCTACAGCCGTATTGTCAATGGCGCCTATTGTTGGCGCAGCGCTAAGAAATACACAAGGACAGGTTAATAACGCACAGGGACGCACACAGTCGCAAAATCAAATACAATCACAGGCGACGATACCGTCCAATTCAGTGACTGTTCTCAAAACGCCGCCAGTGAATACTAATGCAAATATGATTGAATTAGAAACACCTTATCCCTCATTTATATTCCCTGCGCAGGGAATAAATGCTAATGTAATTAATACAATAAAGACAAATTTAGCATCATCTGGACGATATACAGCACTTATTAGATCGGACGTACCCGGTCTGTTCTATACATTCCCTCTTGGACAAATCACTGCAAATAACATTCCAAATAGTTCGCGAGTCGTTAACTACACCTTTGAAAATCAGTCAGTGCAAAAGCAAAACCGAATTTTCTCAAGGGCAAAGACGTTATCGCTAACGATTGCACAAACAGCTGCTCTTCCTTCTACAGCGCCGAATGCTCAACTCGCGACGTCTCCTATGACAAATCCGGCAACTCCTTGGGCAAATCCTTGGGCGCCTGTATCATCTAACGGAATCTCATCTCAGCCTCCGTCAACGATGGCGTCTATTATACCAGCAACGGCGACGGTCAGTCCTACAAACGCCTATACATTTACGAATCAGTCTATTATGCTAGATGCAAGCACATTAGCACAGAAGATTCGTAATGCCGAACTGACGGTAAAGTGTAATAATTACTCACCAACACTGCCGACGCTATCTATGTAGATAGATCACCCGGTTACATCAACACCTCAAGTTACTTAGTAATGTGAGGCGTTGCGAATTTTGGCACCCCGTGTTAGAGGGAATGAAAGTAGAGACAGTACTCTTTGTCGGATTCATCCTACTTTTTGTCGCATTCATTTATGCGAATAGAAAAACAACTGAGGGATTTGACGGTGATGTGCCGACAGCCGATGAGACGTCGGAGTTCCCGCGCGATACATCCTCGGCGACTACGACAAATCCGCAGTTAGCATTAGCGCAGCCTAAGGATATTCAGGCATTGATGGAAGTTATTAAAAACTTCAAACTCTTGTACAACGCCCAGGACCCTATGACCCTCAATCTGGATCCCCAGTCTTTGCAGCAGACACAGTACTTTTCTATGCAATCCGATAATTTGCTCAATCAGTTGCAGGCAGGACTCGCAAGCTCAGACGCTGTATCTATGAGTTTTGATGATACTGTACAACTTCGTAAGGCGTACGAATGCTCTATAGATATTTTACGCGGAAAATCGCAGACGGAGGCGTCACAGGACTCCTCGCCAAACGGCTTATCGGTAGGAGTACTCGCAAAACTACAAGCACGAGTTCAGGCAGAAAGTCTACGATTGTCCAATCTCCGATCTTCGTCGGAGAATGTTATGACCCGTATCTCAGAGTTAGATAAATTAGCATCGGACTTAGGCGATATTATTTCAAGCGTTAATCGCGGACAGACAAATATTGCCGATGTAAATATTTCGCCGGCTGAAGCGAATAGCTTTCTCAAGACATCGGCGGACCAGAACGGCGCTGTACCAAATCTATCTGAACCATCGGGCGGTTCTACAAAGTCTATGACAATTGGTCCAACGGGACTTACAATTGATACTGCTCTACAGACCTTGGTTGGTGTCGCTCGGAATATGAAATGGAGCGTAAATGTTGCTCTGGAAAGCGATCCTGATAAGCGACAGTCACAGGATGTACTGGATAAGATTGATGCGATAGAGAAGAATATTAATAAATACGTCATCAGTGGCACGCCGATTCCTCCAAATATTCAGAGACTCTATGAACAAGAGCTAGCGGTACTCAAAAATCTTACGGGTGAATCGGCACCCGATATGACGACGGTTGTATTAGGACCGCCGAAGCCGGCACTACATCAGAAGGGCAATGTATCGCAGGCGTTTATGCCATCGCTAGAGAGCCTCAATACAGCGCAGGGACTCATTGGGGGTCCGACCGCCGGCTCGGCATCCAATGGCATCGGCTCAGGTGATTACGTAATGACGGACGATAATATTCAGCACCGTGGTTCGGCGGCGAGTTTTGACGATTCTATGGTCGGCGGATTGGATTATAAGACACGCGCTCTGGAGATGTGCCGACAGATTCAGGCGGCGAATCTGGGCGACCCCACCAACTTTGGATGTATCAAAAATCCTAATGAGGTGAGTGCATCGTATTCGTGGAAGGGCAACTACCAGATGGTCTGCTCGCGCCTAGGCGATACGTGGGGCAACTGGTACCCGCAGATGTTCGGCTGCCCAAAAGTGGATCCGACGGCAAAGTTCACGCGCAAGACCTAGTATGCCCGCCCTCCCAGCATACCTCCATTTGTCTGTCTAGCCGGCTCCTGCGGACGGTTTGCCTCAAGATTGCGGGGTACGTATCCAATAATAACGATACAGAGACCCGAGATTATTGCAATGAACGCCGTATTTGTATGCGTTACAATCTGCAGAATCATACTACAAATGGGGCTGCCAATGAGGAAGAGCGAATTGACGAAGCCGACAAAGGAAAGATTCGCGCAAAGATTTGCATAGATATTGGTGGAGATAATGTGAATCAGATAAACAAGCACAAACGGAAGACCATATTTAATATATGAATACGCAAAGATTGTGTATTCCTTTATTTTATTATACACAGGTGCCACCAAATCCCATACCCAACGTACGCAGTCCATTACTGCCATATTATGTTAGAAATTCAGGTATCTCTCAATTTTTAGAACGCCCGGCATAAAAAACCATTATACTGAATAGAATGGCTTCAGGAATGAAGGTGACGCCTATGCTTATTTTATTGGGCGTAGCGCTCATGTTAATTGTGGGTTATTTGATTGGACGAGCCCGCGGTAGAGTTTTAGAAAAGTTTGACGGTGGTGGAGGCAACTGCAACCGTTGTAATAAGCCCCGCCCTTGCGGCTGCCCTGCAACGGCAATTCCGCCAGAGTCGTTAGACTTAGAGTTGCCATCTATGCCGCATTGGCCAAGTGCGGAGGCGATAAAGCATCTCTGTAATACGTGCCATAAACCGAGACCATGCGGATGCGGTGGCGGCAGGGGTGGCGCTTGGAATGGAATGCATTCATCGCAACACAGTGTAGCCGATGCGGGATCCAACTCGTCTCCTGATGGAATGCCGTATGCGCAAAGAGAGCGCTGCCCGCCCTGCCCGTCTTGTCCCACTCCTGATATGTCTAAGTGGATTAAGAAGTCGGCAGTCCCGCCGTGCCCGCCTTTGCCCGATATGTCAAAGTATATGCTCAAGACGGAGTGCCCGCCGCTCCCTGATATGTCTAAGTATGTACTCAAGTCGGCGGTACCAAAGTGCCCCCCTTGTATCTCTACGTGCTCTAAGCCGTGTAAGATTGGTGAGTGCCCGCCGTGCCCTAGACCGCGTTGCCCAGTGGTCAAGTGCCCTGATCCTAAGGCGTGCCCGGCGTGCCCTGCGGCACAGTGCGAGCCTTGCCCAGAGCCGAATATTCAGTGCAAGGCGAGGTATGAGCCGAGCAATCCAGTGCGCCCTATGTTAGCTAGTACTTCTACCTTTGGTTTGTAATACTCCCGGCTAATTATAGGAATGGCGTCACCAAAGACGTTAAAACAATCGCCTGAATACCGTCATTTTCTTGAAGAAACAGTGTTGACAGTATTTTTATGGGTAGGCATATGGGGTGCGATTTCGCATCTAATTGACTATTATTTGAAACGTTATTTTTACTCAGAACTTGTCATCTATGCTGTAATTGCGTTAGTTTCTTTTAGTTTACTCGCATCTCGTGGTTACATTCCGGCAGATGAACAAAAGAAGTAGGTGCGTTAAATCAAGAATCCCAAATAGAAACATTATGTTACCGTTTTTATTTGGCTGCGTCTCCCTGTTGTTCACATCCGTGACAGCACAGACACTAGGGTATGATTATCAAGGATTTAACCCTCCAGCGTTGGGATGTGGAACGAATAACGGTGCATTAAATATTTTATTGTCACAGTCGCTGCCTGCGGGCGCTACCGGTCTCAAAGTGAAGCAGATTGCGTTTGCTATTTATGGTAATCAAGCAATGCCGGCAAATATACAACTTGACGGAAATCCGTCTACTTCCAGATTATCTACCTCAGGTATCCAGGCGTGCTGCGCACCGAATTGTGATTTAGCGGTTCAGATGGCGGCAGCAGGACAGACGTGGTACAATTCGCCGTGCGGCACAAACTCGTGCGGCGGCAGTTCAACCAAGAATCAGTGGTATTATATGGATTTTTCCTCAACAGCAGTGGGCACAATACAACAAACTAATATTTGGCAGATAGAGTTCTTTGATAGTGGTGGTGGCATGACCGGTGCGGATATGATTAATCTTGGTTCTGGTTCCGTATTTTTCATGTCATACACGGCAATTATCCCTTCGCCGTCAATCACGCCATCGGTGACGAAAAGTCCAGTTTCGCCAAGTTTGACACCGTCAGAAACTGCCTCCGCATCAATAGACCCATCGGATACACAAACATCAAGCGTAAGCCGAAGTGTATCGGCGTCCGTATCAGCAGATGTAACAGATACTAAGAGCGTCTCGCCGTCGCGAACTCTTTCACGGTCGGATTCACTTTCAAGAACAATTAGCCGATCGGAATCCGCATCAGGCACACTTAGTCGATCAGAATCAGCATCAGTCACAAATAGTAGGTCGGAATCGGCATCTGTATCGGCGGATGTAACAGATTCTAAAAGCCCATCGGTAACAGTGAGCTATTCAAAATCGGAGTCCGCATCTGTAACAGGATCTAGAGCCGTATCGTCGTCAGTTACTGGGTCAAGGTCACCCTCGGTAAGTTTTTCGGCTTCAACTACATTATCTACTACAGCGACAAAAACCTCTACAGGCGTATGTAGCGACGCTCGTACCTATTTTAATGGGGTTTGGGCAACCGTTGTAGATATCACTGCTACATATCATGTAAGGCACTGGGTGAATGTTACGCACGATTTAACTCCGCCAAACGAACAATTTATTGGCGCAAATCCCACGTGTACGCAAACGAGTACAAGTTGTACATGTTTGTACACCGGCGGTGATAGTTTGAACGGATGTTCTATTAATCGCTATGCGTCAATTACCTATACATATGGGGCTTCACAAACAACCACCTATGTAACGCAAAGCCCGTTGTGCGCCTATTTTTTCGCGTCAACTATTTTTATACCATCAGCAACCCCGTCTGTAACAGTTTCATCAACTGTATCTCGGTCTTTAACACGTTCGTCAAGTATATCACGGTCTATTGCGGCATCGTCATCTGTATCGCGTACAAATGCTCCATCGCCATCAGTTACCATATCACCGACGCAGACGCCGTATCTTCCGTGGTTTCAAGGTCTCGTAGGATGTTGTCATGATTCCATAGATACATCTATAATGGCTCTCAACGTTTTGCCGCCGTATCCTTACGTAAATATGGGGATTAACCGTGTTTCGTTCCAATATATGCCATTGGCTGCTGGTACAGCCACTTTCACAATCGCTCTCATGAACGTAGCAGGAATAAGTGTACCAGGAGGAACTATATTGGCATCAAAGACGTTTTCAGTCACATCTCCAGGTAGTTACCCAGCATACCCACAACAGGTTGTGACATTTACTGATCTTTACCCAATATCCTCTTATGTTCTAGGAGGAGATGTGGAGTATGCATTAGCATTCTATAATGCGACCCCAGGAATCATAGATATTGTTGTTGGCGATTCAAGTGTATCATTTCCATCATTCTGGAACGACCTGATGGCAGAATTAACGGGGACGTTCTATACGGTGGGTGAAACAAACCCGCCAGAGGTTACGAATTGGTTACAATCTACAAATATTGCATTTGTTGCAGTGGGAGCGGGATCCGTGCTTTCCAGTTCGCCAACACCGTCGTTGTCTCTAACTCCCAGTTCTACTATATCAGCGACCACATCGTTTAGTCCCAGTGTTACAACAGCTGTATCTCAAAGCATAAGTGGATCGGTCACAACCGAGGCATCCCAGACTACAAGCATATCATCTACTGCCTCGTCTTCAGAGTCTGCGACTATGTCTATAACAACTTCTGCATCTGTGTCTATTAATCCATCATCTTCTAGTAGTTTTTCTCAGACATCTAGTTTGACTGTCACAAGCCAGCCTACGGCATCTGTTAGTTCTTCACTTTCAACATCTATATCTGTATCATCTGATGCTTCCAGTAGTTTATCTGTCAGCGAAACATTATCTGGAACTATGACTTCGTCGGCAACTGTTAGTCGAAGTGTCACTATCAGTCAAAGTATTTCTAGTGAGGCATCAATGACAGAATCTGGAAGCCCATCACTTTCAGCCACACAAGTTGGAACTGTGACTTCGTCGGCAACTGTTAGTAGAAGTTTAAGTGTCAGCCAAAGTATTTCTAGTGAGGCATCAATAACAGAATCTGGAAGCCCATCACTTTCAGCCACACAAGTTGGAACTATGACTTCGTCGGCATCTGTAAGCAGAATAGCCAGTTCAATATCTGTAACACAAACGGTGAGTTTATCTGAGACAGTATCCTCGTCCGCATCACTATCGGTAAGTAGATCGGTATCACAAAGTACAGAACCCACTTCATCAGTAACACAAAGCATATCGGTATCACAAAGCACATCGGTATCACAAAGCATAGAGCCCACTTCATCAATATCAGTAAGTAGATCGGTATCACAAAGTACAGAACCCAGTTTATCATTATCGGCAAGTCTATCAGTATCCCAAAGCACATCAGTAACACAAAGCGTAGAGCCTACTTCATCAATATCAGTAAGTAGATCGGTATCACAAAGCACAGAGCCCACATCATCAATATCATTAAGTAGATCAGTATCCCAAAGCACATCAGTAACACAAAGCGTAGAGCCTACTTCATCAATATCAGTAAGTAGATCGGTAAGTTCCACAATTTTACCACCCTCACTGACCGCATCGCTGTCTACAAGCATAATAGTAACAGTGTCTATTTCTAGTTCTGAAACACAAACAGCAAGTTTATCAGCAACAGTATCCGCATCACTATCTGTAAGTAGAACCACAGGTCCTTCGTCGTCAGCGAGTGGTTCTAAAACTCTATCAAGGAGTTCATCCCAATCATTTACATCTAGTATATCACAAACGACCTCAAATACTCCTGTGCCGAGTGTATCGGTAAGTCCTAGCATAACACAAACAGGGTCAAGTAGCACATCTGCAAATCCTGCTCAATCCTTCTCTTCCTCTATAAGCAATACAGTTTCCCCTTCACCAGGTAAAACAGCGAGCCGATCCTTATCACTCACAAACAGTATATCAAACTCTCTATCAATCTCCCCCACTCTTTCAATGTCTATATCAGTATTTGGCAGTTTTTCACCATCCATTAGTAGTATGAGCTTCTCCGGTACTCCAGGTCCCAATTTATTCACAAATGCGAGTGCCTCACCTTCCTTGAATGCAACTATTCCAATTGTAGTCACCGCCGCTGCGGATAATTCCTCTCTAGGCATAATTCTTGGCGCGGTATCGCTAGGTTTGGTGGCTTTGATGGGTGTGGTTATGGGAACAAATGCCATGCGGCGCAGTGGTGCGTTAAATTTCCTGGGCGCGTTGGGGGTCAAGACCCCGCCTGGAATAGCCACCGGCAAAAGAACAAAGGAGGAGCTAGCGGCAGACGCTGCGGCAAAGACAACCGTGTTAGGCAGAATGGGTTCTATGGTTACAGCCATAAAGGGACGTTCGGCACAAATTACAAAACTTGTAGACTCACTGCCGGTACCGGATTCGGTCAAGAGTTTTGTACACGATCCGAAATCAATACTACCAAAATCCGCACAGGATTTACTTGATACGGCACAAAGCTCATTCGGTCAGACCGGCGAGCCAGCCGATTTAGAAAGCGTCGAGCAGCCAAAGGCTACAAAGTCAATACTCAAGAAAGATTCACGCGTAACTATTGCGCCTACGCCCACATTTTCGGACGATGTTGTGATGGACGGAGGCATACAGTTAACAAATACACGGGCAAGTACACCAACGCAGCAACGCAGACCCGTGCGCAATACAATAATGGATGATACATACGATGTATACAACACTGATAACCTAGACAACGCATACGAAAACACACTGATTCATGAACCTGCGCAGTCATCTGGTTTTGTTAGACCCCAAGGAAGATTTCCAATTGTTAAACCAACGGTACCGCCTCTACCAGAAGGTTGTAAGTGCGAGGCGTGTTTGGCGGCAAAGGCGGCTCACGCACCGCCACCGCCATCTGTATCAAATGCAGACGTGATGAAGCAGTTAGAGGATCTCAAAAAGTTTATGGTTGAGCAAATAAAGCCACAACCGCTTCCACCAGCACCAGTAGCACCAGCACCAGTAGCACCTACACCAGTAGTACCAGTAGCACCCGCACCAGTAGCACCCACACCAGTAGCACCCACACCAGTAGCACCCACACCAGTAGCACCATCACCTGTACCCGTACCAGTATCAGCATCTGAGCCAGCCGAACGACTCCCTAAAATCGTATATCCTGAAAATAGCAGAAGTCACGCATCACCTATAACGGTCAATGCAGAGCCGGTTGTTGAGACACCAGCGGCAACAGTCGCAGAGGTAAAGGTCACAGAAGTAACAGAAGCAATAGAGGTGTCAAAGGTCGCCGAGGAAACTCAAGAGCCACCAAAGGCAACAATTGAAGTGAATGCACACGAACTTGAAGAGATTCGTGCCCTTCTCGCCGAGAGACAAAAAAAGATTATCTGATAGTATTGTCGTAGAAATTTTCGCACATGGAAGTAAGGATGGATACCCGCTTTTGGGGACCGAGCGGCTGGCGGCTGCTACACTTAGTGGCGTTTGCTGCTCCCAACCTTAACCGACGCTACCTTCTTCAATTTTTTGAAAATCTACCGTACGTGCTACCCTGTAAGTTCTGCCGCGCGTCATTAACAGAGTATTACGCAAGCGATCCTATTCCCACGGACTCAAAGGAATTCGCCAACTGGCTCTATCGTATTCATAACCGCGTAAATGGCAAACTCCGCGAGCAGAAGTTAATTACAGGCAAGGACCCCACTTGGCACAACGTCAAGCAGCGTTACGAAAAGTGGATGCGGCAGTCTTGTACACAGCAGGCAATGATCGGTTGGGATTTTCTATACTCCGTTGCGTATACAACCCCCTGTAAAGATGTGACAAGCACTCCGATACCAGGGGCGCCACCACATCCAGCGACTCCCGAACTTAAAAACCGCTGGAATACGATGACAATCGCGGAGCGCCTACCGAAATTCAAACTATGGTGGGAGTCTCTTCCCCATATTCTCCCTTTCCCCGTTTGGCAAAAGGCGTGGGTCAAAGCGGTCCCCCACGTGCCGAAGCTCGCTTGCGGTAGAAAAGCGGTCACCGAGTGGCTCTACAAAGCTGAAAAAGCGATGTGCCAAGAGATCAAAGAGAATGCGCCCCACGATAGTTTTGACGGACTTTGTACCGAGTTGAATGCGTTCGCCAGCGGCTGCGGCAAAATTAAGACCACGAAAGTGAAGACCTGCCGCGCAAAAAAGACGCTCAAGCGGAAATCCTTGGACCGCAACCGTACGCGCAAGTACTTTGCTACCGGCGGATTCTTATAGTTCCTTTTTCTTCATACAGCCGCGGTGCGCCCAACAGCGCATCGTAGAATGAATCGTTATTGCCTTATCGCAAGACTTACCATCCGCATGTGTATAAGTACACTTATATACATACGTACAATCACCACGTTTCTTCTTGTTTGACATCCAGGCAGCCGACGCATCGTCAAAGAACTTCGCATCAAACTCCTGATTTCCAGCAGACATTTTAAACATCATATAATCAAAACTACCCATTTCAATTTTCCACTGTCAACTCGGCAAGACGCTTCATAACGGTGTCAGGATAAACTATCCCCGGAAATTTTGCGACGAGCACCGCACAGGGAATATAACGCCGACGGTCATCTTCTGATACACTAAGTGCCGACCAGCGCGCTTCAAGTGCTTTCGCACGACTCCAATCCTCCGCGGACCAAGTTTCATCGCCATCAGGTTTTACAAGATACTGCGTCAACACTCCACCACGTGAAAGCATTTTCTAATCCTTATATAAAAGAATGGCTAACCTCTTTAAACTTTCGTCTCTTCCGTATCTTCCTATTCTCCTAGTGGTTGTAGGTCTTGTTCTCATTTATCTATGGGCACGCAGCCGTACAACCCGCGAGGGCTTTGAGGACACTGTAGAGCCGTCGGCTTCCAACCCGTGGAAGTTCAATATGTACTACGTGGACTGGTGCCCGCACTGCCACCACGCCAAGCCTGAGTTTGAGAAGCTCGGATCTACCATGACCATCGGCGGTCAGCAAGTCGCATGTAATGCGATTGAGGCGGAGAAGAATCCCGAGGCGGTTCAGGGTCTGAAGATTTCGGGCTACCCAACGTTTGTTTTGTATGATGCGGAGGGGAACATGGTGAAGGATTTCGACGGTCCTCGTAAGACGGCGAGCTTCCGTTCTTTCCTTGAGGATACCGTGAATATGAAGGCGGAGCGGAATTCAGAGTAAGCCATTCTTGCGCAGCAACAGTTCCGATTGAAGTGAGCATTTCAAAATCGGCGGGCTGAAGTCGCATAAACCACGCAGGAAACGGTAAATTAGGAAACCAAACAATATTTTTAGGATATTTATCCTTCAAATACGCTATTTTCTTCGGTCCTTCAAAATGGATCATAGAAAATATGTATTCGGCAATCGTAGTAGGTGTCTTTATTGCACCGTGCTCAAAGGTAAATCCGAGGGATTCGTAACGATCCGAATCGGATGGCAATAATCCCCAAGGAAAGTTTGCACCAATCGCACCATCAACCCATATATGTCCTGTTTCTTTATGAGTATAAGGGCGGAAAAAGAGCGGTAGGCTCATACTTGCGCGAATTGCATCAATAACAGATAAGGTAGGATGTGTTTTTGCAGAGCATAGAATAATTTCGTGCGTGCTAATATTTGCAATTATAAAGGTAAGATTTGGTATATCGGACATTACATAGGCGGACGACCCAGGTTTTATAAGTTCTAATATACGTTCAATCTCTCCCATTAATGAGTCGCCATTATCCAATCCCCACGATTTATTGATATTCAATAGATTATTGACATCAATATCACGGAATTTAATATAGTCTGTAGCATACATACATTTACGAACATCGGCAACTGAGTCTCCAAGTGCCATAAGAGTTGCGAGAAATGCGCCGGCAGAGGTCCCCCAATACTCCTCTACCCGTTCTAAAACTCCTGCTGTTTCCAATAGAATTAACGCTTCAACGAAGACAAGGCAGCGTGTACCGCCACCGGCAAAGACTAGGCGCCGCGGAAGCATCTATCGGCGCCGGCGGAATGAAATTCAAAATAATTACGCATATAACTACAAGATGTCATCAGGGTCATTGGTGCCGCCCATGCTCGTGCCGTCTTCTTTATATAAGGAAGAGGCGAAGCGAGATAGCACCCGAATTCGTATTTATAATATGGTTCTACAGCAAATCTATAATAAGGTAAAAGCCGTAGCACGTGTTCCCGGCAACGAGAAATCACTATGGTATGTAGTACCTGAGTTTATTCCAGGGACCCCGCGATTTGATATTGGCGATGCTGTATTATATATTGTTTGGAATCTACGAAATATAGGTTATACCGTAGAATACACGCATCCGAATTTATTGTTTGTAAGTTGGCGGTCTCATGACGAGATTTATCGCAAACACGAAAGTCCGTTAAGTCAGGTTTTGAATGCGGTCCGAGGTGTTGCGCAGGAATACAAAGTTCCTATGGCGAAACCGACGATTCCTACAGCGATGGCACCTATGCCCGAAATAACAAAGCGTAAGACGCCGATTAAAAAGACGGTGGAATTCAAACCTGAGGCGGAGACAATTCACTTGCCAAGTCCGACACAGCCGATGACACGGTCACTGGTTATGTCGGCAACAGGAGGAGCGGGCGCGGGTATACCACGATTACCGGGACAGTTGTCGGAACGGCATGTATCGTTTGTATAGACCACCACCACCGGCGGCGGCAATCATCATTGTCGCCTGGGTACCCTGCTTCACTAAGATGTCTAGAATGAGGATTAAGAAGATGCCGCCGAGTACAAATAGTAATATTTCAAGTAGATTGGATTCAGACTTTGTGACTTCCATCTGCTCCAGTTTATTGAACATTGAATCAAGTTTACGTTGGAGGCTATCAAGGCGTTCATTGGCGGCGACTTCGGCACCCTTCAAGTCCGCCTGTCGCGCTTCATTCTTACCAATCTTCTGCCATAGCGTGGACTGTCCATCTAGCCAGGGCGATGGGATGAGCGGCGCCTCGTTTTCACGATGAGGCATACGGTTCTTAATCCAATCGGGGATAGATGTATCGTTAAAGGCGGTTGCCCAGTCGGGTTCCAGTTTATATACGTTTTTATCTATAACATCTTCGGCGGGATGCGGAAAGTAATCAGCAGTTTCAAAAGCATTGAGAATCTCGGATTCGCTAGTACTCTTTGAATTACTCGTCGGCGAGCCACCGAGTAACTCGCCTGGTGGTAGCGGGCGATGAGCGGGGCGATCGGGCTCAATCACCATGGGCTCGGGCGGCGGCAATGCGGCGCGACGCTTCTTACGGCGTTTCTTATCGGTATCTAAAGCGAAGAGTGACGGAGAACCATTTGCAGGTCCCTGATCTTCATTCCGGGACGTGTCCGTAAATGAACTGAAAGCTTCTTCTAATGAGCACATCTGCTCTCCCTAACGTGGGCTGTCTATTTATTTTAGTGATTTCCGCTTGCGGTTAGCGTCTTTGTCCTGGCGAAAGTTCCTATTCCAAGATAAGGATGCACGTGATTCAGTTAATATCAATCGGGCTGTTTACAGCCGCGGTTATACTTACAATTTATGCTTGGATGGACCGAGTACGGTATTCAAATCGCTATTTTAAAACGACGGAAAAATTTCAGAATCAATCGGATCCGTTGGCTGTATCTGAGCCGATTGGTAATGTGCCGGCGTTAGTAACTCAGAATCCTACAAATGCCGATGCTATCGCCGCGCATAGATTATTGCTTCAGTACACCAGTAAAAATGTAGCAAATGGACTGCGATTTATGAAATCAATCGGAAATACGTTCTTCAAACAGCCCTTAGATCTTCGGACGGATATTGATCCGGCGAATTTAATGAATAACTATGTGAGCCCATTACAAGTAGTATGAACCCGCCACCAGGTCCCGGTTCTTCGTCCACAGGTCCTGTTTGGCATCCACCTATTGCGACAAAATGGATTGTCGTGATTATTGTTGTTTTCTTAGGCGCCGTCGCAAATCGTATCCCCCATCGGTTTCGTTTCTATCTCATTCAGCCAGTAGGATTCTTTCTCATTTCTCTAGCGGGCATGTTATGCTACTGGGGTAAATTCTATGCGGGAACGTTCGCCCTCTTCTTCTTCCTACTGTCTATCTGGTCAGCAGAAGCGCGTAGCCCTGAGGGATTCCTAAACGCTTCTAATACTGTAGATTGGGTCACAAACTCTAAGAAGTGGTTCGTAGAGAAGGTGCTCAAGGAGCAGCCACTAGCAATTCAGGAGAAGGATGTAAGTACCTTCCCCATTTCAGATTAAACCAACACTTAATAAGAAGATTCCCGGATGGATTACGGTACTATTGTAGCAATAGCTCTTACCGCATTCCTATTATACTTCTCGCTTGATTTTAGTAAGCCGTATGGCGCTACATTTAACCGCGCGGCGCTACATCCTGCCGCCCGTTTTGCAGCGGCGTTAGCATTACTATATGTTGCTCAAGAACATCAGTTACTAGCATCAGTACTATTTGTAATTATATTCTTTTGGATTGCCGATGTAAATCTACTAGCCTCTCATCCATTGTAAGAAACGCAGGAGCCCCCCGATACATAAAAAATACTAATACACGATAAGGAGATACGATGTCTAAGCGTGCTAAGAAAGGTGCCGGTTGGATGACTCCGGTAAGTTCGTGTCTTACAGGACAACCAGGTCCACACCCTGCGCCACCACCGGCTTTACCGACAACATCAGTGAATCCCTATTTACCACCACCGACAGCACCACCAACAATGGGTGGTAGTTGTTATATAGGACAGCCAGGTCCGCATCCGCCGCCGCCGCCGGCTTTACCAACAACATCGGTGAATCCTTATTTGCCGGCACCGACGGCTGGTGGTATGGCACCCCTTGGTCCGTCAGGACCTGTTAATATTCCGTCGCAAATGCCTTCACCTCCACTAACACAAGGAACAAATGTAGCGCCAACCTTATCTCCCCATCCGAGCCCGAATAATAATACGGGTCAGCCCACTGCTGGAGGTGTCTTAGATCCGCTTTCCCAGGCAATTACATTTATAAACACAAATCCGTATATTATTGGTTGTTTCATGTTAGTTCTCAACTTAGGAGGTCGTTTTCTCGCCTTAGAGTTGACAAAGAAGCAGGAAGAGTTTTTAGCCGCCCCTTGGATACGACCTGCGCTGTTTTTTACAGTTATATTCATTGCGACTCGTAACTTAGCCGCTGCCTTTTGGGTGAGCCTGCTCTTCTTCTCTATCATCTGGGTTGTAGCGAATGAGAATAGCCCGTATTGCCTCATCCCATCGTGGTGTGGACATAATATAGATAATGAGAAGAAAGTGTACGAAGAGAATGTTAAAAAGTTTTTTACGCTTAAGAAAGTGGCAAAGAAGCCAGAAAAAGAGCCAGAGCCCAAAGCCGAACTCCCTAAGGAGTAATTCAACAGTTTCAATATTATTGAACAAATTGAATAAAAATTATACATTGAGCGTTAGCTCGCTACCCGTCGGCTGCGTTGTCGTCGTCTTTTTAGAACGGCGATTGAGTCCGGCGCGGCGCATTGTCTCTGTCGTATAGGCACTGCCGATAGAGTTTGTCTCCTCGGCGTCACGACGTCCACCCGCATTGAGTTGCTGGAGGATATCATCTACACCGGTGGGACCGCGCATCTCACGGCGAACCGTCTGCGCCTGAGGGGGACCCGCCATTGGCATTGCGGGCATCGCCGCACCGAGACCAGGCATCATACCGCCCATCATATTGCCCATCATACCCATAAAGCCGCCGCTCGGCATACCCTCGGGCTCCGACTGCTCCTCCATCGGCGGCGCCTGTTCACGCATTGGCGGCTGGCGCATCTCAGGCGGCATCTGCGAAGGACCGCCACCGCCCCCCTGAGGGGGACCGCCTCGTCCACCTCCAGGTTGTCCGAGCGACATAAAGTTCGCAAAGCCAGGTCCGACCGACTCACGCGCCGCCGCCTGTGCAAACTCGCGCGCCAGATTCGGATTGTTGCGGAGAATATCATCCATACCAGGCATACGCGACTTGAACATCGTATTCGTGACGTGGCACATACCGGCGGACAATCCGAGTGATAGAATGAGGCGGACCTCAGGCGCCACCTTGCTCTTATCCTTGTACTTATCGTACAGCTCCTCAAAGATCTCATCGTAGTCCTCAATATTCTCGTTCACCTGCTCAGACCAGCCGTCTAGATGGAGTCCGAGCGGGTCGTAGCGGCTGTTGAGAAACTCCATACCGCTGGTGACGGTCGTGAGCATTGAGCGCTGGAAGCGCAGTGACGCCTCAAGACCCTTGGAGTCCTTACGGCGTGCTACCTCGGAGTTAATCTCCTCTAGCGTATTGCTCATTGACATCTTCGTACCGCTAATGCCCTTGCGGTCCATGCGCTCTAGAATCGTTAAACCCTCCGTCTTCTTACCCGATTCTTGTTCGGGAGTCAGGTATACAGCGGACGTCTGAGCAATAGCAGGCGTAGGAGCGGGTGCATCACTGCCGCTAAACCAGCTGCGGAAACCGGCGGCGGCAGGGGCGGCTGCTGCCGCGGCATTGGCAACAGGATTCGTCGTTGTTGCACCACCTAGTCCAGGAATGCTAGAGAACCACGACTTCGCAGCAGGTGCGGCAGTAGTAGTAGTGGCACTCATTGTTACACTTGGAGCAGATGTCGGCTGTGCGGACATTGTCGGAGCCGATGGTGCAGAGCCGCCAAGGCGAAACGGCTCACTACCACCTCCGCCACCAATAGGCGCCGAGGGACCCGTCTCGCGCATAATACGAATATTGTCACCGCCACCGGACGGCTTGACATCAAATGTTACATTTGTATCATCAAGGTTTACAAATTCAATATCATCTACGGGTTTGAGGTCGGCTGCCGGAGACGCCGGACGACCGACAGAGCCCGCAATCTTGCGCTGATTGCCGAGGAGATTGAGGTCAAAATCGTTTTGGTTAATGTCAAGCGAGCGACCCATATCCTGGCTGGCAGAGATTTCGGGGAACGACCCGCCGTCGGATATACGGATCGTAGGACCGCTCATAGTTTCCTTCTTTTACCTCCTCCGCCTTCGTTTTAGATTCCCAAACGCAAATGGCAAAACATATTCAATTATAAATTGAACATGTTAATAATGAATTATACACTTATTTACGTTTGTTTTTATGGGTCTTGCGACGGCGTCCGCTAGTCTTCCTAGTAGATTTCTTGTTAAGAGGGTGTGTATACTGGCGGAGTGGTGTTGATGCTGCTGGTATCAATGTATTTTTAATAAATTGCAACTCTGGTGGTGATAGTTTACGGAGGTCGTCAATTACCTCCTGCGCGGCTCTTGTTTTTTTAGGAGCAGCAAAGAGTGCTTCAGATGTTGATCCATAAGGAACAACAGGTGGGTATAAGATTATTCCCGTCTCAATAGCAACGTGCTGGATTTCCTCGGGCGACAGGTGGCGCATCTGCTGCAGCACAGACTGCGCCGCCAGAGACTTCTTGGGTTCAATCAATTTATTAGACATTATTCTGTTTATTCATAATAAAATCATTGACGATAAGCCATCAAAAAGGCGTCCGCCAAATCGGACTTCTTGCTCCGTCCCGCAAAGAATTTAGCCCATACAGAAGCTTTTGCCCCACCCGCTGCCAAAATAGCAGTAACATCGGCTTCCGCCGTATCCTTGCGTGCCTTGTACTCTCCTGAAGCTCCGCTAATATCGGTGTAATCCACGGCACGCGACTTGACGCCGGCATGGACAAAGTCAATATTGCCGGTCCAAAAATACTCACTTTCCAACCGATGTGCTAGAAGCGTATACAACATAATCTGTACCGATTTCATAGTAGGATTTTTCATCGCCGGCTGATTTTCCAGCCGAATCAATTCAGCCCGAGCCATTGATGAAAGTACAGATGTTAACCAGGTATCCATGGCTTTACGAATCGTATCCAAACCGACCGACATTGTCTTTACCGCTTTCCAGGGCACGAGGTACTCCTTTTGTGCCCATGCCACCAGTTCGGGTTTTTTCATCTTCTTAGCATCTACACCACGACCTGTAGCAAGTGCCTTGAGTTCTTTTGCCCCCATATCGCACGGTAGGCAAGGCAGCGATGGCTTTGCCGTAGCCGATTTTTTGACACGGACACCGGTGGCACACGCTTTACACCATTTGGTCCCATCCCCAACGGAAATCCACTTTGCGCCACCACCGCAACCGGCACACGATTTAGCAGTCTGGGCGGTTTCGCCACCCTCAAGCAAATCTACGTTATCCCAGGCGGCAATAGACCATTCCCCAGAAATACCATGTTCAATGACGCAGTACGCCAGATTGCGGATACCCATATCAAATCCGACATAGACGGGCATTCGGGATATGTCTCTATTTAGAGTAAGATTTAGACCTACTCATAGAGAATGTCTACGACATATTTTATTCTTACGAAACACTCCGCTGATGATATCGCAAATAATGAAAATAATCAACTTGTATTTCTAAATTCCAAGGCGTCGTATATTCTTCCTGCCAATAATCTACCGTACTATATTCAGCACGGACTCTTTGAAAAGGGTCTTATTCAATGGTGTAAGCAGTTTTGCAAACAGGGTACGATTCTAGATATTGGCGCTCATACGGGAACCTATTCTATTGCACTAGCAAATAGCGCTGCTAAGGTTCATAGTTTTGAGCCCCAGAAAATGACCTTTTACGCACTATGCGGATCAATTGCCTTGTCCAACGCAAAAAACGTAACGGCACACAACGTAGCGTTAGGTGCTCCAGATCAAGTGGGTACAATGACTCTAAATATTCGTAGTCAAGACGGCGGCGGATCATCTCTACAATCGTTCGCCGATCCAATTCTTGCCCAAGAGCAGGTGGAAGTACGAACACTGGATTCGTATAATTTCCGAAATATTACCTTTATCAAGATGGACGTAGAAGATAATGAGTTAAATGTTCTCAAAGGTGCCACCCAGACTATCAAACAAAATAATTATCCTACAATTATCTTTGAGTCCAACCACGAAAACCAACCGCTCTTTTCGTATATTATTGATACGTTAGGTTACGGTGCTATTTTACCTATTAGCGGTGTCAGCAATATGTTTTTAACGGAGCCGCCAAAACAACCCCAGCCCGTTCAAACCGACTCAAAAAGTTATTATGAATCTCTAGGGATCCGCTAATGGACGTAAAAAAATTATCACATACAGATATTAGTATTTTAATACCTGTATGTAGCGAAGCAAGTAGAAAGGCGCACACCATTGCAATAGAAGAGGCGAAAAAGTATCCTGAGCGATTTTATGAAATATATTTAGCAATTTATAACTACGAATTTAATAAACTATATAAAAATATTCTTAAACAGTTCGAATGAACTCCCAACCCATATCTTCACAGATTTTCTGCCAAATCTTATCCTGCATATAGAGTT